GTATAATCTTTTTTAGAGAAATTAATGGCAATAGATATAACTTCCATTTCAACTGGACCATCAGCAGACCAGACCACTGGACCTTTAGCCGCCTTGGATCAAAAAAGTCCAGGTCTGACACCATTGGTTTATCCAGCCGATTTGGGTTCTTCAACTAAAAACCATTACGTTAAGTTTTCTATCAAAAAAGTAAATCCGTCAACACCAGTATCTAGCACAAACCCAGATTCCACAGAATCAAAAGGAGTTATCGATAGATTATTATCATTGAACTTTCAAACCCCAGTTCAAGATGCGGTCGGTGTAATTTGTTTATACATGCCAGATAGTTTGACTGCATCATACAATGCTTCTTATGACGAATTGAGTATAACAAACGATTTGGGTAAAGGTATTCAAGGTTTACAAGCTATACAATCATTTGCTGGAAAAGATAATGCATCAAAAAATTCAGCATCGGCTAGTGCTTCTGACCCAGCAGCAATTTATGCAGGTGCATCTTCGTTTAATAAATTTTTGAGTAACATAAAAGTGGGCAAAACTTCAATAGATTTAAGTGGTAGTGGAGTTACCGACATTGCACTTAATTCACAAGGTTTTGCTATTAACCCACAATTGCAAGTCATTTATCGTGGTCTTGGTTTTAGAAAATTTCAATTAAACTTTGTGTTTACACCAGCATCTCAAGCAGAAGCAACAATGGTTAATCAAATTATTGGAACGTTTAAATACCATTTTGCACCAGACTTACTGTTAGCCGGTAATGCAGTTAGTGGTATGTTCTTTATACCACCATCTTTCTTCAATATTGAATTTATGTTCAATAATAATGAGAATCAATTTTTACCGAGATATGGTGATTGTGTATTAACTGATATTGATGTCAATTATGCACCAAATGGTTTTGCAGCTCACAATGATGGTGCACCTGTTCAAACACAATTGTCACTATCATTCCAAGAAATTGAAATTGTTACAAAAGCAAAAATTGCTGCTGGTTATGGTGCAACTGTCGGTTCACCAACTGTTACAACTTCACCAAATTCTGTTGCTGGATTACGATAATGAAATACTTTCAACAATTTCCCACCATTAAAGTGACTGATTACAATGGCAATTTTGTCAATGTAACAAACATCATGGAGAGAACGGAAATTATTCCAACTGTATTGAACAATGCTTTAGTGTTCTATTCATATAACATTAAAGATGGTGATACACCAGATATCATTGCTCAAAAGTATTATGGTGACAGTTATAGATATTGGATTACCATGTTTGGTAGTCAACTTTTCGACTCTATTGGTGATTGGCCAATGAATCCTAATTTGTTCAATGATTATTTGGTTGATAAGTATGCATCAGCAACAGCCAATTCATTAAATATTTCGGTTGCAAATGTAACATCTTCACAAATTTTAACATATACACAAAATACCGTATACCAATATGTTGAAACAATAACCACAATAGATTCAACATCAAGAGAATCAAATACAAACATCTATATTATTGATGAAAATGCATATGTAAATGTAATTCAAGGTACTCAAAATGCTGTATTACCTAGTGGTGCAGGTGTAACTGTTATAACAGCTGCAGCACCACAAAGCATTTTTGAATATGAGGTTCAAGTTAATGAAGCTAAACGAAGCATCAATCTTGTAAATGTGAATCTTGCTGGAGCACTAGAAAAACAACTGTCTTCATTATTAGGATAATAAAGTGTCTGGAATTCTTAATACCCGTGACTATCAACTTGATACGGTAACACTAATGACTTCGGTCGGTTTTATCGACCTGCGTTACATTATGAATGAAATATCATACCATGAAGATTTGTTTGGTGGTGTGGTTTCTGGTTATGTCATGGTAACAGAATCAAATGCATATTCGGAACTTTTGTCATTGACGGGAAATGAATTCTTACTTTTGAACTTCAGTAAGTATGCTGATACTAATGATATAATCAGTAAAAAGTTTCGTGTTTATAAAATGGACAAAAGAAAACTTAGTGGTACAATGTATACTGAAGCCTTTTGTTTACAATTTTGTTCAGAAGAACTTTTGGTTTCAGAACAGTATAAACTCAGTAAATCTTATCCAAATCAACAGATAAACCAAGTTATTACAGATATTTGCACAACTGGATTGGGGATTAGTAGTGACAGATTAAGTATTGATGAGACTTATGGTGTCTATAGTTTTGTTATACCGAAATTAAAGCCATTAGATGCTATCAATTGGTTATCAACATATGCTAGACCAAATGATGGTAACTCCGCAGGAGACAAATTCACAGGTGCGGATATGTTGTTTTTTGAAAACAACAAAGGGTTTAACTTCAAATCGTTACAGACCTTAACAGACGGTAATAATTTGACCGTCTATAATACTTATCGTTATGATCCAAAAAATATCAATGAAGCAAATCTAACAGAAGAAGTTCTTAATGTAACAACATATGAAATACTAGATTCATATGATACATTAAATGCTATCAATTCTGGCATGTTTGCCAATCAGTTGTTATCTGTAGACATTCTAACAAGAAAGAGAATGACAACTAATTTTGACTACTTTGCGTATTGGAATGATAGTTCTACAGGTGGTTTGAATAACTATCCGATAACAAACAACTATCAAAACCGTTTTGGCAAAAAACTAAACGAAACAAACCAAGCTACACTTAAATTGGTTTTTTCCAACTTTGATGAAGCTAATAATGCAGTAGTGCAAGCCAATCCAGGTTCTGTTGCACCAAACATTTTTGCAGAGACATACATACCATATAGGACAGCACAGTTAGCCTTAGCAAACTATACAAGACTTAAAGTTTCTGTTCCTGGTGACCCAAATCTTACTGTTGGTACTGTTATTGAATTTGAATTGATATCACGAGACCCATCCAGCAAAGGTTTGGATTTATTTTATTCTGGAAACTATCTAGTTACTGCGGTGAGACATTTGGTGACGCAAAATGACTATAAGACTGTTATGGAAATAGCCAAAGAAAGTGTTCCAAATCAGTATCCAGATATTCCAGTTGAGTCTTCTGCTTGGAAAACAGCAGTGGGTGGTTAAATGAAAACAGTAAATAATTTTGCAGGACTTAATGGTTTTATATGGTGGGTCGGTGCAGTTGAAAATAGAGTTGATCCGCTTGCACTTGGTCGTTGTCAAGTCCGTATCTTTGGTTGGCATACAGACGATACAAGTTTAATTCCTACCACAGATTTACCTTGGGCTCATCCAATGAACTCAATAAATACAGCTAAACAATTCCAACCACTTGAGATAGGTGATTGGGTTTTAGGGTTTTTTATGGACGGTGAAAGTGGTCAGTTTCCTATTATGATGGGTGTATTGCCTGGTTTTGCAGCCGCCAACACAGCAACCTCATCATCTGTTACAACTGGTTCAACTGATTATTCAAGTTCAGAAGAAGAAAGTGGAACATAATGGCAACAGCATCAGATATAGCAGCAAGTTCGGTTAACAACGCAAGCAACATAATTTATAACACAGTAACTGGTGCAATAACTAGTGCTGAGAATGCTTTTACTACATCTTTTGTCAATGCAGCACCAACAAATATTTCTCCAGTTGGTGCAGTCTTTGAATTAAAATCACCACAGTTACCAAATGGTGGATTCTTCTACACGGCCGGTTCACAAACCACACCAGGCCTTTCAAGAGGTTCATTGGCAAATGCCTCATTAGCAACTAACAATGCAGATTTATCACACGTTTGTGACTTCAAGTTTACTTTTAGTCTTGGTTTGGATTTAGGTGGATTGATTAATCCCATTGCGGCACTTCAAAATGCAGTTAAGAATGGTAAGATGGCCGCAGCTAATGCAATTCGTGCAGCCATTAGTCAACTACAACAAGGTTTCAGACTTATCGTGACTGGTATATTATCAGCATTAAATCTTGATCCAACAGGTGTTGCATCTCTTTCCTTTTCTACAGCCAAATACTATGTTAGACTGGTTACTGAAGCAATCAATAGAGCTGCTCAAATTGTTTATGATGTATCTCTGATTGTTAATTTAGCCAAAGATTTACAACAAATTATCACATGGATAGAAACTTTACCAGCACAATTAAAAGCAATTGTGGCACATTGTTTGACAAATTTTAAAAATTCTTTGAATTCAACCGTAAATAACATTCAATCACAAACAAACATACACAATATAACTAGTGGTGCAATTAATCAACTGACTAACAGTACCGCTAGTTATGGTAGCACATTGAATAGTGCAGTAGTAAATGCTGTAACTAATCCAACCGCTGCATCAGCTGGTGCATTAACCAATCATATAACGGAAACAGTTGCGTCAGCTACACCATCTTATGGTACAACTGCAAAAACAGCATCTCAACCTTAAGGACTTTGAATGGATCAACCAGATTTTTTTACAGCATGGACAGAGCCTGAATCGGCAGCCAATTCACAATATCAACCAGTATACCCATATAATAATGCCACACAAACACCTAGTGGACATTCATTTGAATTGGATGACACACCAACAAGAGAACGTGTAAGACTGCAACACCGCACAGGTACATTCATTGAAATGCATCCTAATGGTGATGAGGTGCATAAGGTTTATGGTGATGGATATGAAATCACAATTAAAAATAAAAATTTATTGGTGCAAGGCAGAATGAAAATTGAAGTTCAAGGCGATTGCGAGCTTCATGTTGCGGGAGACTTAATTGAACAGGTTGATGGTAATGTTGAACAACATGTACAAGGAAATTTCACACAAGTTGTTCAAGGTGTATACAGTATAACTTCAATTGGTGATACGGTTATCAATGCAGGTGGTTCTCTTGGTGGTGGATTGAAATTAAACACAGGTGACTACCAACATATCACAGGTGATTTGACCGTTGATGGTGAGATTACAGCTGGCAAAATAACATCCACTGGTCGAATAGACGCTTTGACCGGCATGAGTGCAGGTGTAGAAGGATTTGTTACAGTTTTGGGTGGCGTTTCTGCTGGAATACCAATTGCAACGCCAGGTTCAGTCACCGCATTAGCTGAAGTTTCTGCACCACTTGGTGAATTTGGTGTTATGAGTGCATTATGGGCTTATGATACGGTTAATTTAAGTCTACACAATGCACACATACATATATCACCTAAAGGA